AGTGCCAATGCCTATGTTTCCATCGGTATCAATTTTCATTCTTTGAACGGCAGAATCTGAAAATGTACTACTATTTGTATAAAAAGAAATACCTTTTGTTACCCCCCCTTGTAAAACCAAATCTGCTTGGTTATATCCTAAGAAAGTCCTAATACCAGCAATGTTAATATAATAAGGTGAATTATCATTTCCAAATCTACCTAATAAACTTGTTGATGTGTTAATTACATCAATAGGGGCATCGGGATTCGTAGTCCCAATTCCGATGTAGCCATTTTTAATATTAAATTCTTGTGTGTCTGCATCTCTACCAATCGAAAATGTATCGTTAGCATAAACACCTAAATCATATGAACCTGAACCACTTTGCCCTAATCTAATTTGTGCTTCATTAGTAGAATTTAGTATATGAAGTTTTTTACTCGGATTCGAAGTGCCTATGCCTACCGCTCCTGAGTTATTAATAGCCAAAGCACTTGCAACACTATTGTCAGCAGAACTGATATTAAAATAATTTGTTGTGTTTCTTACTCTTGTATAAGAGCTATTATCAGACTTATAAAACCTTATATCGTTACCACTTCTTACGAATTGGTTGTTTTCAAAATATATACTATTCGTAGTCGTATTCCCCCCATCAGTAACCTCTTGCAAATTAAAATCTGTGCTTACTGGGTATGTTGTTGATCCCACCCATACTTGACCATCAGCTAAATTAGGTATGTCGTTTGTTCTTAATATTGATGAAACAACCAATGAACCACTACTGCCCGAACCTACCCTAGCGACCTTTGCTATATTCTGAATATAATTTGTTGATCCTGTTGGTTTGGTCATTGTAATACCTCCGCCAACTTTTACATAAACTGTATCATTTGAAGATGTTGATGTGCCATCTATTATGTCAGTTGTAATGTTTGTAAGATAACCACCTTGAACCACATAGCCTTCAGCATTGTTTATCAAATCTGTTTCTAGCAATCCAATAGCGGGCATTTTTGCAGGATCAGAAGCATCAGCAGGGGCAATCTGCAACCTATCGCTTGATCCTACATTGCCAGTAATATAAACAGGAGTTCCTTTTGTTATTGTAGCACCTGATGTATTTTTTACTGGGATGTGCGTAGATTCTGCTGTACCACCAGCAGCAGTCACCAATGATGTTAAATCAACAGTGACAGTCCCACTATCTGAATCCGTCAAGGTTAATACATTAGAAGCATTTAATGTCAAAGATGTGTTAGTGGTATTTGTATCGTCTAAATAACTACTAAGGTCAACAGAACTATTACTCCCACTTATGGTGAGAATATTGCCAGTTAAATTAAGCGTTTGATATCCATCTTGTGTTATTATAACAGTCCCTCCTGATGTAGGAAAAGAACCTCCGCTAAATATACCCATATTCTATTTTTTATTTCTCTAAGTCAAATTTTTGTCCAGTTATTTTTATATACCCATTTCTTCTTTCTTCAAACTCCTCATTTATGCTTACTATCTTGTAAAACCTCTCACCTAAAACGCCAGTGTATTTTATGATCATATCTTCAGTCAAGCCTATAAAATACCTAACAACAAAATCAAGTTCATTTATAGGAACTTGCCTGCCACTTAACTCCTTATTTTTATCTTCGCCTGTTGGTTTAATAACATAAGCCCAAGTAGATTTAAGGGTAACATAAGTCACAGTTTCCCCCCCAATAGCATCTCTTACGATGCTTTTTTGCAAAAATTCAATACGACTATCTAACTTGCCTATCATATTCTTTTAATGCTTACTTGGTTTAATAAATATTCAACGCTTGTTCTTTTTTGTTTAACCTTTTCTACCCTATTTTCAAACATATCACTAACACTTAAAAGAATAGCTTGATGCATCTGTTTAGGTATGTCAGCCAATGCAACCCCAGCACTATAAGTAACCTTGTAAGACTTCTTTTTATCGGTTTTTAACCTTGTACCTAAAGCATTGGTAATATTTATAATATCCGCAGTTACATCTTCTTCAGTTCCGTCAACTTCATCAATAGCAACAACGCTAGTAATACTTACTAATGGATTCATACTTAAAAACACATATTCCTCAGTAATATCAGCAGTTAAATGCTCCTCAAAGTTTTGAACTCCAATAGCTATATTTGTGTAATCCTCAACAAAATTATGGGCAGTTTCAATGTAGCCATTTATCAAAGAATCCTCCTCAGTATAATCCACCTTTAGGTGATCCTTAACCACATCCAAACTGGTTAAATCTTTAGAACTTAATTTGCGTAACATATCTTATTTTTTTGTAGTTCTTTTTCTACGCTTTGGTTTAACTTCAGCAGTTTCAATAATTGGTTCAACTGTTGCAACCTCAATTTTTTGTTCTTCTGGGCAATCTTCACCATCTTTGCAATCGTCACAATTACAAGGCTTATATCTTTCGGCATAGCCAACTTCTACATATCTGTTCGCTACATATATAGGTACATCAATAACATCGCCAATATTACCGCCAAATTGACCAATCAAAGTTTTTAAAAGTTTAATTTGCATCTTTATAATGGTTTTAAAAAAGGGCTGCCACTATCGCAGCAGCAACCCCCCCCTCTAATTTATATTAAAAACTATGCTATTAATTAAGCCATCGTTAAACAACGGAAAGCAGCAGCATCAATAACTTTAGAATCAAATCTTGCATATCCTAAGAAAGCAACTTGTAAATTATCAGCATAACGCTCATCTAATCTACGGAAGTTGTAAGAACCAGCCTGACGGATGATAAACTTAGAGAAATCAGCAACCGCAATCGGCTTAGTACCTGTTGCAATATCAGGCATAGCGTTGTTGATCATTACTGGCACACCTTCAATTCTTGTAGGTTCTCCAGTTGTTGCATTACCCTCTTGATATAGTGGACGATCATCGCCAGTTCCAAATGCAAGTTTACGAACTTCTGCCAATGTAGCATCATTCATAACAATACGGAAAGATGGATTAGCTCTGTATGCTTTATCTACTGAGTGGATAAGCCCTACTAATTCCTCACGAGTGAAAGCCGTAGCAGATGCAGCAGTTACACCAGTAGTGATTCCGTTCATGAATCCTGTTGGGTTAGGTGCTGTTCCGTTACCGTTAGTGAATGCTTCTTCTAAAGCACGACCAAAACGATCAGCAAACAAACGAGCAATCTGCCCAGTCAAGTTCACATCATTATCTTGGATTAACTCAATAGATAGTAGAACCATAGTTCTAAGCATATTAGCCCCTACTTGCACAGAACCAAATGTCATGTCAGTAGCAGAAACCAAAGCTGATTCAGTACCCCAACCAGCAAGAACCGCAGTTTCGTCAACTGTTGGCATATCAATATTTCTACCATGAGAAGTAGAAACCAAAGTAGCTACATCAATTACATTTGAGTAGTACTTTAATGCTTCATATAATTCTTGACGGAATTCATCTGGAACAATGTATCCACCATTAGCATCTGAAGCAGATACAAGGTTTGCACGAGTTTCAGCGTTTAGTCCTTTATTACCATTTCTAAGGTATGCTTCAAATGCTTCCATTTGGTTTACCTCAATAGCTGGAGTAATTTCAACATCTGCAACTTCCTCAGTGAAGTTTGCAATTCTTTCTTGAACTTCAATAGACTGTGCTACATTGTTCAACTCTGCGATTAATTCCTGTGACTTTGCAGCTTCCTCAGCATTTAAAGCACGATCCTCAATGTTAGACAAAGCAGTAAGTTCAGCTTTGATTGCTGCTTCTTGCTCTTTCAAGTTTTTAAGTTTCATAAAAAAAAATATTTACTTTAATATTAAAGATGTTTCAAAATAGATTGAGGATATACTAAAGCCTCTTTTTCACAAGGTTCTTCAACCTCTGGCTCAGTAGTAAAATCCTCATAGCTTCTTTTAACTAATTCAGTAGCTTCATAAGCAGGTAGGCTAACGATACTAATTTCAAATAATTCTTTAACTTGTTCAATAGTTCTAATCACCTTTTCACCTACTTTATTCCAGCTATCTTTTTCAACAGTGAATCCAAAGGAATTGCCCTTAAGGTCACCACGCTCAACAAGTGTGTAAACATCTCGACCTAGTTGCGTATTAGGTAAATCAAGCATGAACTTGATACCTTTTTCGTCTTTGTCAAGTTTTAAAGTGCCAGCCGATTGTCTGCCTAATACATTAGCATAGTCATGACCATACAAAGCTAAAACATCACTGTTGCGATTTAATGCGTTGTCTAAAGCGTTTTCTTTAACTACTTCAGTAAAACCACCTAAATCCCTTGATTCACTATTGAAAACTATTGCATATCCTTCTAAAAGCATTTTGTCTTCATCTTCAGACATATATGCTCTAAGTTCTACGCTTGGAAAAAATTGTTTATTATTCATTATCTTTTATTTTTGATGCTGCCCAAGTTTTTGCAGATTTACCACCCCATAGTAAATACGAGATCGTTCCACAAGCTTTCGTATCGCTTGGGTTATAATATTCTTCAGCCCTACTTAAATAAGAATACATTCTTTTTATTGTATCCATACTCAAAGGTTCTTTGTTTGCTAATTGCCTAGCCCTTATTTTCCCTACTTGAGTAGCACATTTGTTGTTAACTTCCTCATTTAATTTTATACCTCTTTTAGCATTATTAACAACTGACTCAGGGTAATCATTGTAAGTTTTAGCATTTCGTTCTTGTGGTACATCATAATAATCAGAGTCATCAACATAACCCAAACAATCGCATCCCTTTTTTGATTGTAAATTTCTTTCTTCATTAGAGTTTTTCTGCCCTAAATAATCATCCTCAATATTACCCATATTGACTTGAACGAAGTGCTTTTTACTTCCATCTGTATTAAGTGGAACAAGCCCCTCCATCATTCTGATTTCATCAATATTTACCGCCCCAATATTAAATAAGTTTCTTAAATATTCACCTCTTGTTTTGCTATCAGCTTTTAATAAATCGTCTAAATTTAGCTTAATGCAATAACCAGCCATTTTGTCGGCTTCAGTTAGCAGCTTCCTACTAAACTCACTTTCTAGCTTGTTTAAATGTTCTATGACAGTATGCTTAACGAATGCAAGGTTTAAACTCTCAACATTTTGCATCGTGGACTTTGATAAGTCTTGCAATAAGAATGGTGGTACACCAAAAATACGGCTAAATTCACCGATCAAATAATTATTAACTTCAACAAATCCCGCCTGAGCTGGACTAATGGTCAAAGTTTCATAACTCATACCTTCATCCAAGATTAACTGCTTACCAGCTTTGCCACTACCCGAATAACGACTAAGGCTATTTTTTAACCTTTTATGTGCTGAATCAGACAAGCTAGATGGATGCTTAATTACACCACTTAAAAAGCCACCATTTTGATAGTATGCCTTCCCAAAATTAATGGTATGCAAAGCCAGTTCAAAAATAGACCTATTTAAATCAATAGTACTAAAGCCTAAAAAACCATTTGTAGTTGAACCTTGCAAGTGAATTATTTCATCAGGTCTATAGAATTTTTTTGTACCTCCAAGCTGATTTATTTCATAACGGATATTACCATTTCTTAAAACCTTAACCGTAACGATATCAGGATGAAGCAACCTTAACGAATCAACATTATAAGTATTTCTATCCCTTTCAATAATTGCAAAGCCATTGCCATGAATTAAAAGGTTAGTAATTAATGTTTCATAAAAAACGACCTTGTCATTTATTGCATTAGGCTCGTAATTAAGCAAATATTTTAAACTATGATCATTTATATTTTCTAAATATCCGCCTTCTTGCTTTTGCATCACATTTACAGGAAGCCCAGCAATAGTTGAAGCAATAACACCAATAGCCCTTTTTACTGCTGGTATTGATAAAATAGTTGCTTCGTTTACTATAATGTCAGTAGAAAAAATTCCTTCGGCTAATACATCACCAATGCTCACCGATGGATTTTCTAAGGAAATGTTAGCCCCTCTAGTGAAAATACCTTTAATTCTGTCTAATAATGCCATAATTTAAAATATAGGGCAATATAACAAAAAAAATGTTTGTATTATTCAAGTTAAAAAACCTATGCCAAATCAATGACATAGGTTCTAATTAACAAACAATAACACTATTTACTAATCAACAATTCATTTTAAGCCATAAGGTAAATTGAGTTAATTTATATGAATTTATAATTCTTTTTAATTTTTTACTGTAATTTGGATCGGTTGCATATTTTTTATCCTGAAGAATTTCACAAAATTCAAAAGCATTTAATGTATGCCAATTCACATCTTGATATCTCTTATTATTATACAACCAATAAGCACGATCTTGTAAACAATGCTCAACATTATCATAAACCCTAAAGTTCTCAATTTTTACCACCTTTTTACCTTTTAGGTATTCTGTAGTTTCAAACTTTCCGCCTTTTTTGGTTTTCCTATATTCTTTTACACCAAAATAATTATTTGCTTTTTTACTTAACTCAGATTGCCCCCAACCGCTTTCTAAAATAGCCTGAGCAATAGTAACTTCAGCAGGTATGCCATATTTGTCATCTAAAACCACTGCATCAACTGCTATAGACTCAAAAAAAACTATTTGATAATCTTTTAAATCTATGTTGTTTGTAAACCATTGTTTTGATGCTTGAGTTATATATTTTTTTTCAACTTCTACAATGCTTTCAAGTGATCTACATCCTAAATCTTTACTATCTGGTAAACAAGCAATACAAGTGCTTAAAATACATAATAATAAAATATTTTTCATGTTGATTAGTTTTAGTATTAATAATGGAGGAAACTCTCCCAAATTTCCCCCAAAATGTAATATCTGAATAAGTACAAATACAATATAAAATAACTTTTATTTAAAAACAAATTTATGATCCGCAATTTTCACAATTTTCAGGATCTTCAATATTACAAGTTATCTCTCCGCTCTTAATTTTTTCATCCATAGCTGCCAACCTGCGTTCAAAATCATTTGAAGCATCTTCAACATCAATATTAATAATTTTTATAATACGACCATTTTCAACTGGCTGCATTTGACCATCTTGCAAAGAATATAATGACCAAGTTTCTTTTTCAATAAATAAATTAAAATAATTAGGTAATTTTTGAAACACCATTTTTTTTAGTTTTAAAAGTTTTATAATTCCATAGGTATAGTTATACCATATTGACCATTTATGACAACACCGCAACCAATGGCAGGTTTTTTGCCACGCTTTGCATAAGCAAAAGCATATTGATTAAAATCAATTCCGCAGCCTACCTGCATCCCAAAAATGCGGAAATTTTGCCCTACATAGGTTTCACAATAAAGCTGGGTATGTAAATGCCCCTGTACACTGCTTTGCATATCTGCTCGGCATTTTGTTCTTGCAGTGCCACCCTCACCATGAATATACTGTACACCATCAATAACAACACGATCAACCCACTTCCAATTAGGAGTATTTAGCACATCATTGTATTCCTTAATCCAAATTTTAGGTATTGCACTACTAAAAGCCTTCCGCATTATTATCCTGTCATGATTACCAATTGTAACATAAGCATCAGGGAAAGCTTTATAATATTTTGCTAACCTATTAATGGCTAGTTCAAGTTCTTGACCTCCGCCAAGCCCATCAGGATCAGTTTCATGAAAGCTGCTATAATGGGAATCAATAACATCACCAATAAAAACCACCTGATTACAATTAAAATCATTATAAGCCTTTATGCAGTGATCAACATACGAATCTAAGTCAAATGGACAATGCAAATCGCCAATAATTAAAACCCTGTTTTCATTTTTATTCCAAAACTCAAAGTTTTGCTTTTTTTGACCTCTTAATCTTGGTCTAAATGATTTTTTCATATAAAATTGTGTTTTGTGTAGCAACTCTACACCAAAAATGAGTAAAAATATGCCCTGTGTAGGCTTTTTAACCACCAAAAACGGTCTAAAACCCCCGCCATTATTAGGTTTGTGTATGTTTTTTGTTTTTTTGTGTTAAAATTGCCCTATATAGCCATATATAATACTACTATTATACCTTTTATAATTTTGTGTAAATATATAGGTAAATCCCTACACAGCTACACAGAACACACTAAAACCCTTACCATTGTTAGGTTTATAGAATTTCAATCCCTACACAGTTGCTACACAGAATTAAAAATCCCTACACAAAACCCCTTTTTTGTGTATACTTTTAGAACCATGATATAGATGCATCTTCATTTTCATACCTTGATTGTGTTCCTATTTTTTCATTTTCCCAACTTAGCCAGTTTCCAAATGCCATCGTACACGCTACCCAAGTATCAATTTTATTACTACTTTTTTTCTTGTCTGGTTTAATTAATCCCGCAAAATTACTTTCCAATACAATATTCCCACGCTGCCAATTTAACATCGGGCTATCTTGGTGGGATATTTTGCCTAATACTAATTGTTTGGTCATTTCTTTAAATGTTGAACCCATAGTATTAAAATTTTGTGCAAATGGGTGTATATCAAATCCATCATTAGCAAGGTCTGTAATAAGCTGGGCTGCATTCCATTTATCTATCGCTATTCGCTTGATCTTATATATTTTGGCTAAACGCTGTATTTCACTTTGAACAAGGTAATTATCAATCATATTGCCATTAGTAAAGGTCAATTCCCCATTATTAGCCATATTAGTAAACACCGAATAGTTCTTTTTGCCATAGGTTTGCCTATTATCCTCAGGAAAATAATTAAAGTGCTTAAAAACCTTATATTTAGGAAAAAACAATGCTATTGATGTTAAATCGTCTGTCATGGATAAATCCACACCCATAAAGCATTCCTCCCCCATTAAGGTTTCATCTTTAACTTTAAACGAACATTTTTTCCAATCTTCATCACTTATCCACACATCGCCACCCGCTACAAATTGATTTAAATTTTTAGTTCTAAAACCGTTAAGACTTCCGCTATTTTTTGCGGTTTGATATTCATTATTTAACCATTCAAGGCTTACCACCCCTGCCCTTGCTGCTGGGTTAGCTTTTATCCAAGTTTTATTATTATGGTAGTCATCGTCAGCATCTAATTCCCAAATCATAGGAAAAAATGTATCGTCTTTGGCATAGCCCTCCAATATATCCTTACCTACCTTATACATATTATGCAGTAAACCTTCAAGAACAAAACCCGCAGTTGTAACAAATAACATTAAAGGTTGAGTCCTATGACCACTGCCCGAACGCATAACATTAACAAGCGAATCATCTTTATATTCGTGGCATTCATCAAAAACGGTAAGACTTGCACCTAATCCATCTAATGTGCTTGAGTTTGATGCTAAGTATTTACAGACCGCCTCAGAATCATTTTTTTTCTCTATTTGATATTTTCTTATATCTACAACATTTTTGATGGCTTGTGATTGACTTGAAAGCTTTGTAAGCATTGTTTGAGCAGTTTGGAAAACTATCCTTGCTTGATCCGAGTTATTCGCCACGCTATAAGTTTCCGCTGCCCCTTCCTTATCAAATAAAAACTGATATATCATTATTGCTGAAGCCAGTGCAGATTTTCCATTTTTACGGCTTATAAGCAGCAAAGCGTTTCTATACCGCCTTGTATTGTCGCTTTTCTTTTTAAAACCATATATACACCCAATAAAAAAGACTTGAAAAGGTAAGATACATTCCCCAAATGTCATTTCGGTATAGCTGCCTTTAGTCATTGGGAAAGTGGACATTATTTTAAGAACCCTTAAAACTTCATCTTCATCAAAATAGTATTTTTTACTACCTTCTAAATCTTTAACCACATTTTCAACTAGTTTGCTGATTGTTTTAGGGTAAACTTTATTTTTTTTATCGGCTATTACATCATCAATAAAATCATCAAATATTTTTAAGTAATTCTTCATTATGGTTTGGTTTCATTAGCTTAACAATTCTTTGAATGGATCACTATTTGCCTGTGCTGCTACAATATCGTCAATGTGGTCTTGAAAATGTGATATTTTCCGCCTGTTAAGTGAACCAATAGCAAGTGACTGCTGATTTTGGAAGATACGCTGATGACATCCATTAATTACCGCATTTAGCCTTTTAACCTCGTTACCAGCATCGTCACCACTTTTTACAATGGCTTGTTTCATTTGTTCTTGTAGTATGTCAAGCATTAACACATCCTTGCAATAGCTACATATTAGCCTAGCATCAATGTCCATACCCGCACCCGCTTGATTTAGGTGATCTACTATTTGGTCAAATATTAGTTTTTCCGTTCTTGTAAGTTTTACAGGTGGCTGAACTGTAATTTCAAATTTTTTGCCAGTAGTGAAACGGTCAGGGTTTCTGCCATCCTCCATTTTTTCCGCTAATGATTTCCTTGTTCTTCCCATAATTATAAGCGTTTAATAATTGATTAATGAAAAGGGCTTTCAAATGTGTTTTGCGTTTTTGCCTCGAC